GCACTGAGTGCATTTGAATTACGATTCAAAGAACAGATGGGTGAAAGGATGGCTGAGTTAAACAGTCGTACAGTTACCTATGCTCGTGCTGCAATAATCTTCACGATGAGTGCTACCCCAGGTCGTACTGAAGTTGATGTGTTTGACAATACTGGTGCATCAACACGACTCAAGCCAGTAGATTGGATTGTTACAACTGCTGACTTGGTCACAGGTGGTATCACAGACCCTAAACGTGGTGACACGATCACTTCCGAGGGGGTGGTATATCAGGTCGCTCCAGTGGAAGGTGTAGACATCTCTTCCGATGTCTTTGCTTACACTACTGCTGCCAGGGATAGAACTCGTATCCACACACAGGTGATAAGTGAGTAATGTACTACTAGCTCTGAGGGACGCTGTGAAGGCTCAGATCGACATTGACGAGTCTACCTACACAATATCCGACTTGGATATCGAAGCTGTGCATATAGCCGACCACGAGCTAACAGACATTGTTACGAAGCCTAGAGTCAGTGTAGTAGGTTTAGCTTGGGACGAACTTAAGCTTTCGAGGAATAACACTAAGTCCTACGACATACCAATTCAGATCACTGTCAAGCGGTCACTAACTGACATGGTAGATCCTGATATTGATAACCTAGTCAAGTTAACAGAAGAGATTTTGAACAGTGTGAACAAGAAGTTCACAGCCGATGGTAAGGATTACATCTGGCTAAGGAATGAAGCTTATCGCGATGAGTTTGGTTACCCATTCAACTACCTTGCTCTACGTGCGCATAACTTCTTTGAGATGTTGTACGTTTGTTTTTTTAAACATGTTGCTTAACGTGGAGAATTGATATGGCAATGGTTGGTGGTGACAGTTATGCCTACTACAACAGTGGATCAAACGCTGTTCCTGTATGGGTGTTGATGGGTGAGATTGGCGATCTAAGGATTCCAACTCTTGAAGTTTCGATGGCAGAAATAAAAACCAGAAGTAGCAAGGGGACAAAGTCCTTACCTGCTAACTTCAGTGCAAAGATTGAATTCGATTACTTGTACGAAGCTCAAGAGACTGTGTTCGAATACCTTCGAGCATGGTTCTTCGCTCGTACTATCAAACAGGTCGCTATCATGGACGGTGTTATTGCTACATCGGGTAGTGAAGGATTGAAAATTCCAGTTGTGTTGGAGTCCTTCCCAATCAATCAAGAGAACGAAGGTATCGTCAAAGTCGATGTCCGAATGTCTCCAGGTTACATGGTTGAATCTTCTGCCGTTATCGAACCTGTGTGGTTGGTTGTATAAACACTAAGTGTAAAGAGGTAACAAGATGCTTGAGTCTATCAAGGAAAAACTTGCAGGTGCGGTCATGACTCGTGATGGTATGAAAACATCCAAAATGGAATTCATCACGTTGACTGCAGGTGAGGTAAAGGATCTGTGTTCTCGTATAACAGGTCCTCTCAAATCTGTGTGGCTTAAAGCTGCAGTTAACTTTGCTGACCATGTTGAAATGCACTTATCTAAGAGCCAAGTAGAAGAGGCAATACTTGCCACCAAGCCAAAGAAGTCTGGGCCTATTGCAGTGCCTAAGAAAACGAAACTCATAGTTCCAGGCTCACAAACAAAAGCTAAGACATCTAAGGAATCAAATAATGGCTGATCTAGCACCTGTAGTTGCCACGGTTATCTCTGCTGGCACAAACTTCAAAACAGCAATAGCTGGAGCGACATTGATTCAAGGTGATGTGATTTATCTTGACTCGACAGACAGTAACAAAGCAAAGCTCGCAGATGCTTCTGCTGCAGCTACAGCCACTGTTGCTGGTATCTGTGTTACACCTTCACTGTCAGGTCAACCAGTCCTTTACACGGCTGTTGACACTATTGCAATTGGTGCAACAGTTGCCACAGGTGAGATGTATGTACTATCTGCTACTGCAGGTAAGATTGCTCCCCTTGCTGATCTGGTTTCAACGAACATCGTATCTATCATTGGTATCGCTTCTTCAACGACTGAGATTGATATTCAACTCCAGAACACAGGTATCATCACAGCGTAATTAGTTTCACTAACTCCGTTACTTAGAGGTAACAAAACATGCTTGGATTTACAGACACTGCGGGTGACTTCTGGTCACTCAATTTGACAATTGGGTTTGCTGAAGACTTTGAATCAGTGGATCTAGGAGAAGTCTACGACGGTCCTGCTTCACTGCTCGACCCTGACAAAGAGTTCATTATCGCTTTGATGACTGACCGTAAATTGCAATGGTCATTGATGTGGTTATTGATCTGTGATCAAGCTCAAGAGCGAGGGATCACAGATAAGCAACTCAAGTACAGAGTCGACGGCAAAGTAAAGGAGGAAATCACCGAAGCATACAATGCAAGCCTGATGGATTTTTTCCCCAAGCTTCGGACGTTTTTATCTCAATTGCGGGAGATGCAAAAAGCGACCGAAGACAAACTAAACAAGGGGCTGGAAAAGAAAGTGGCAGTGGAGCAGAAGAAGATAATGAAATTGATAGAGACAGAATTAGCGAAGCTCGGTTAAACATTTGGAACATGGCAACCCAGCTTGGACTAATAGATACTTACCAGTCGATGACTCTTCGCAAGTTGTCTATTTGTTTTCAGTTCTACCTCCAGAACAAGTGGGATCAACTTAGTTACATCGCATCATTCATCCACAATTCTGGTTATGTTAAAAAAGGTATTACCCCAAGTGATGTGAATCCTCTCTCTGGTAAAGATGATACAGACACGTTATCACTCAACCTGAAAAAAGAGAGTGATAAAAAGTTGCTCCGAAGTATCTTCAGTGGGATGAAACAATGATTGGCTTAAAGATCAGACTTGGAGGTGACGTAAGACTGACTGTTGCCAAACGGACACTACCAAGAAGAATCAAAAACTCTGTACGCCCTGCGATGATAAAGTTCGGTGGCTACACTCGCAGAACTGCTAGACAATCTATTAAGCATCGTAAGAAGAAGACTCCTTCTCCTGCTGGCACACCACCTCGTTCACATCATGCTGCGCGTATCATGAAGTGGGTGCGATGGACTTACAACGATCATGACATGAGTCTTGTTGTCGGTAGTGAACTTCACCGATCATCTGCAAGAATATCCAGTCAGACTGTGCCTCAACTTCACGAGCATGGTGGTACTGCCCTGATCAAAGTAAAGGGTAAGCATCTGAAGAAAAAGAAGAAGTTAAAAAAGGGCAGTAAACAAGCACGCGCATTTAGAAGAAAGATCAAAAAAGATCCTGCATTCAAAACTAAGTTTGTAGGTCATCGAACTAAACGTAAAGACTTCCGAACGTCAGTTACTTTCAGACCTCGCCCATTCATTTACCCAGCCGCAATGAAAAACATACGTATACTTGGGTATCTGTTGGGTAGCTCAATTAACCGAGGATAAAACATGGGTCTGTCAGCATCCGCGATTAAGATGGGTAAAGCCTTCATCGAAATCGGCGTTCTTGATAAAACTGCACGAGGTTTAACTGCGATATCAGCAAAGCTCCGCGCAGTGGGTGCAGGTGTTTCTAATATCGGTCGCAAAATGCTTCTTGGTGCTGGAGCAGTTGCTGTACCTCTGTTTCTTTCTGCCAGAGCATTCGCAGAGTTTGATGACAAGATGAGAAGTGTTGGTGCTAAATCTCAAGCATCTGCAGTACAACTTAAGATGCTCACAGACCAAGCTAGAAAGTTAGGTCGAGAGACAAGTCACACAGCTACTGAAGTTGGAACACTACAAGAAGTCTTAGCTCGGGCTAATTTCTCTCCAGACCAAATCATAGCTGCCACTCCAGGCATTAGAGACTTTGCAAGAGCGACAGGAACTGACGTAGAATCTGCTGCTAGTTCTATAGCTGAAACACTCAAGCAGTTTAGCCTTGGTGCAAGCGAAGCTAGTCGTGTCGCAGACATCATGACCACTACAGCAAACGGTACACTAGCGTCTGTGGAAGACCTTTCCGAGGCAATGAAATTTGTAGGCTCAATTGCTACTGAGTTTCCTGACATGTCACCCGAGAAAGCATTCGCTCTCATTGGATTCTTAAGAGATGTCGGTATTCAAGGTTCAATGGGTGGTACATCACTTCGTAGACTGATGCTCGCAACACCTAAATTAAAGAAAGAACTTGAGAACTCATTCAACATTAAAGTTCCTTCCAGTCTTCCATTAATTGGTATGTTGAATCTATTGCAAGAGAAGACAAAGGATATGGATCTTGACGAAAAAC